TGCTGCTCGCAGCTTGCCTTCATACATGACGAACTACAATACGAATGCCATGGTCTCCACGCAGACAAGTTGGCGGCATCCTTGGTACATAGCGCTAGAGAAGCGGGAGAGTACTACAAATTACGATGTCCCATTGATGCTGAATCCAAAATCGGAGACAACTGGGCAGATGTGCACTAAATGTGGTGAGTTTAAACCACTTAGTGAGTTCCCTAAGCGTGATGGACCAACAAGAAAACCACGTAGAGTATGTAAGGATTGCCGTAAAAAGCATGATAAAACAATACGTGACTTGAAGAAAGCACACCCCAAACCAGAACCAGGTCCATGTCCTATTTGTGGTACACATACTGAAGTATGGGTCCTAGATCATAACCATGAGACCATGGAGTTTAGAGGGTACATATGTAAGCATTGCAATGCTGGTTTAGGTTTGTTAAAAGACTCACCTAGCATTGTGTCAAATGCCTTAAAATATTTAAATAGTGAAACTACTGATTGATGCAGATTATATTGTCTATAAATCCTGTGCCGCATGTGAATCAGAGATCGACTGGGGTGATGATGTCATCATGGTTGTCTCGAAGTTCAGTGAGGCTTACAAGGCCGTAAAAAGAGAACTCAAAAAGATTGAAGATGCTTTCTTTTCTAGCACCGGTACTATTCTTTTCTTTAGTGATAGTCGCAATTTTAGGAAGTCTATCCTTGACTCCTACAAAGGACACCGCCAAAGGAAAAAACCCTGCGGATATAGACGTGTAATCGAAAAACTAAAAACCGAATATGAAGTAATCAGGATGCCACAGTTGGAAGCAGATGATGCCATGGGAATCTATGCGACACTGCATCCAGGCAACTGTGTTGTCAGTCCTGATAAAGATATGAAACAGATCCCTGGTCTTCTCTATAACTTAGAAGAAACCATGGAGATCACTGAAGAAGAAGGAATGCAATGGCATTTTATTCAGACACTGGCAGGTGACCAAACAGATGGTTACTCTGGAGTTCCTGGATTAGGAGTGAAACGTGCTGCTGCCATTTTTGATAAAGACGGATATACTTGGGAAACGATTGTCAAAGCCTTTGAAGAAAAGGATTTAGATGAGTCAGTTGCCTTACAGAATGCACGTCTGGCAAAGATACTCACTTTCGAGAACTATGACCTCACCGAACACAGACCCATCTTATGGACTCCCGCCGATGCCAGTAACCGAACCCACCATGGAGCAGAGCTTCCAGCTGCGTAGGCTACAAGATCTCTTGCCAAAAGCAGAGAAAGAGGATATTATTACTGTCCTGATGGCACTACAACGTCAGAACTTTGCTCTTACCAACACCGTAAAACAACTATTGAAAGAATGGCCCACTCGCCAGACTACTACCGAAGGGGAACCATCGAAGTATGGGACTTTATTCGTGATCAAGGACTTTCCTACCACTTAGGTAACGCTATCAAGTACATCTGCAGAGCTGGTTACAAAGATAACTATGTAGAGGACTTAGAGAAAGCCATTCATTACCTTACCAACGAATTGCAATATGTCACTCCTGAGCAACCAAGCCATCGAATTCCGCCAAGCATACAATATACCGAACGATTTGAGCCGGCGGACTTTGCAAAAGAATTTGATCGTTGAGGAATTTAAAGAGTTCCTAGAAGCCGATCTTAACATGGCTCTGATGCATCCTCCTGATAGGGAGGCTTGCTTGAAAGAGCTAGCTGACCTTATCTATGTCTGTGCTCAGTACGCTGAGAACATGGACTGGGATATTGAACAAGCTCTACGCCGTGTTCACAAATCAAACATGTCCAAGCTAGGCGATGACGGCAAGCCTGTTAAACGCAAGGACGGAAAGGTTCTAAAAGGACCTAACTACAAACCACCCGATCTATCTGATTTAGTATAATGTCTAATCTCATCTCTCGAACAGGACGTGTACAGTCCTGGATGGACAACCCCGAGTCCAGATTGCCAGTATCGTGCACGGTCATCTCGGTGGATGACAGCATGACAGGTGCCAATGGTATCGAATCCTCATGGCGATTCGTCAGTCACGCTCTGCGTCATGGGGCTGGTGTAGCAGTACACCTGTCCAATCTTCGGCCAAAAGGTACTGTTACTACAAAAGGACCAGATGAACTAGTGGCTAGTGGTCCGGTGTCATTTGGACGCATCTACTCTATGCTGAATGAAGTGCTGCGTAGAGGCGGCACATTCCGTAATGGAGCTTGCGTCCTGCACCTCGACATCGAGCACCCTGACTCCCTCGAATTCATTCAAACACCCCGACATGAACTACCCTGGGTTAAACGCTGCATCAATCTCACTGAAGAATCCTGGCAAGAGTATCCCTACAAAGCAGAACTCTTGGAAGGGATTCGGAAAGGCGACATCTGGCTGAACAAAATTAGGTACGACAAAGATGGAAAACGTATCAGAGGAAACGTCTGTCTTGAAGTATACCTGCCTTCACGAGGCACATGCTTGTTGCAGCATGTCAATCTCGCTGCCTGTACTATCTCTGACATCCCAAAAGCTTTCGTTGAGGGTATGTCCGAGTTGTGTGCGCTCCATCCTACGACAGGTGTCGGAGAATCTGGGGAATACCTCAGCCCAGACGTTGATAAGCAAGTCGGGCTTGGAATGCTTGGACTTGCCAACCTGCTCCGCCAAAACGGAGTCACATATAAAGAATTTGGAGAAGCCCTCCAAGGATTAAACCAAGAGAAGATAGACTTCTCAACTGCTCGTGACATTGCTCAGCACATCCGAGATGGCATTGAGCAGGCTGCAGCCATCGCCAAGAGTCATAACATGGTAAGAGCCTTTGCCATTGCTCCTACGGCCTCCTGCAGCTATCGTAGCCTCGGTCTAGATGGGTTTACTTCCTGTCCTGAGATCGCACCACCCATCGCTCGGTCAGTTGACCGGGACAGCGGCACCTTTGGTGTCACAACTTATGAATATGGCGATGTTGAGATCGCCTCGGAAGTAGGTTGGGAAGCATACAAACTTGTAGCTGACCAGCTTATGACCATGCTTGAAAAAACAGGACTTCTTCACGGATACTCGTTCAACTCATGGAGTGATCAGGTAACCTATGACAATGCGTTCATTGAAGAGTGGCTAGCGTCTCCTCAAACAAGCCTCTATTACAGTTTGCAAGTGATGGGAGACGTTCAGGACAAGACCAGTGCATATGCTGCACTCGATGAGTCTGATGTTGACGATTACCTTGCGGACTTGCTAACTCCTGAACCACAATGTGATTGCGCAGAATGACCCCGTATGATAAACTAATTGCCAGGAAACGCACCTGGACTCCTGTTCAAACTGAAGCAGGTACACTCAAATCCGGCGCGGAAGAAGCTGTCTACCGCGCTTTGGCTCTCCGCTGTCTCGAACTGCCGGTGGGTGACTTTATATCACACTCATTAAAACGTGAAGTCCCTGATGCAGCACGTCAAATCCTGGAAATGAACATCAAGGATGAAGAAAACCATGATTTGGCTCTGAACTATGCTGTAAATGCACTCGGTACTGATGAAAAAGCAGAACGAGAAGCACAGATCCTGAAAAAAGCATGGGAAGAACATGAAGATCACACGATTGTTAAGGCTATGGTAGCCGAACGTAGTGTTTTCTTCTGTCTGCTTCCTTTCTTTCGCTATGCCGGAGATGCTGGCCTGAGGACAATTTCCGCAGATATTAGCCGTGATGAGCAGATTCATGTTGCTACGAATTCTCTTGTATGCCGTGAGCTGGGTCTTAATCCTTCTAAGTCTCTCAACAAACTGAGAAAAGCAACTGTAGACTGGGTTTTCCAGCCTCTACAAGCAGAAAACACCGATAAATTTTTAGCGAAAAATTTTTGGCACTCTCAAAGCGACTCGCTTTTTGAAAAGGGAATCGCCGAAGGTTTTTCTAACACCCGGTCGGCACGTATGCCGGCATTCTTTGAACATTCCAATGTCAATCTCCCTCAATACGCTTGAAGCCTACGGTATCACCGTCAAGACTATCCTTGCAGAGATGGAAGAAAACTTTCCACCCACAAACCCAGGTCCAGGTGATACGATCTCAACTATCATGTATAGATCTGGACAACGCTCCGTAGTGGAGTGGTTACTTAATAAATTAAACGAAGATGGCATTTAACCAAGGCGTTTACAACACAATTATTGCTGAAGGTGGTTCAGCTGCCTCAGCAAACAATGCGGCACGTGCTAGCCGTCCAGGTCGTGCTCTTGAGAACTGGCGGCGCGATCATGGTGCTCTCAAGCAACAAAAAGATGCAGAGTATGCTTCTAACCTAGCTAGAATGCGGATGGCTGAGCAGCAAAACCGCTTGATGGCTGCGATTGCACAAGGACCACCGAAAGCAAACAAGGCTTTGAAGGGTTCTGAATACAAACCTAAGTTTAGAGCGGCTGCTTCTAAATCTCAAGCAGCACGAGCTGTGTCAAAAGGTACCTATCAATTCTCTAACCCACTAGGCATGGGTGGTTCTGGTAGTCGTACTGGTGGTATGGGTGGTCTAGCAACATGATGAAAGCTAAGTCACGCTACGATGAACTACGTGCACGCCGGGATTCGTATCTCGATGTTGCAGTAGAGTGCTCACGCTTGACTCTGCCTTACCTAATCCGACAAGACGAATCACAAGATCGCAAGTCTCTGTCCACACCATGGCAAGCAGTCGGTTCCAAAGCTGTCACAACTTTGGCAGCTAAGCTGATGCTTGCCTTGCTCCCTCCCCAAACCACGTTCTTTAAATTACAGGTTAGGGATGACAAGCTAGGTGAAGAGCTTGACCCAGAAATTAGGAGTGAACTTGATCTCTCTTTCTCTAAGGTAGAGAGGATGATCATGGACTTCATCAATGCGTCAAGTGATCGTGTGGTTGTACATGAAGCTGTACGACATCTCATTGTTGGTGGTAATGCACTGATCTACATGGGTAAAGAAGGGTTGAAACACTACCCACTGAATCGATACGTTGTCAACCGTGATGGCAATGGTAACGTAATCGAGATTGTAACTAAAGAAAAAATTAGCCGCAAGGTGCTTGGTGATGTGCTCCAAGAACCTCTACCTAATCACGTAGGACGCGAAGGCGCATCGGACCAGGACGTTGAGGTGTACACCTATGTCCAATTGGATAACAAGAGTGGTCGTTGGCACTGGCATCAGGAAGCTTTTGATAAAGTGATCCCTGGTACCAAGAGCACAGCACCTAAGAATGCTAGCCCATTTTTGGTCCTCCGATTCAACACTGTTGACGGCGAAGACTATGGTCGTGGCAGGGTAGAGGAGTACCTCGGTGATCTCAAGTCACTTGAAGCACTGTCACAAGCCCTGGTTGAAGGCAGCTCTGTTGCTGCTAAGGTAGTGTTCTTGGTGTCACCATCATCGACAACCAAGCCACAAACCCTTGCCAAAGCAGGTAATGGTGCTATCGTTCAAGGACGTCCAGAGGATATCCAAGCTGTCACTGTTGGCAAACAAGCGGACTTCGCTACTGCTGCACAGATGGCACAGACCCTCAGCCAACGAATCAGTGATGCATTCTTGGTACTTAACATCCGACAGTCAGAACGTACAACAGCTGAAGAAGTCAGGCTTACACAGCTTGAGCTTGAGCAGCAGTTGGGTGGGATCTTCTCGCTGCTGACTGTTGAATTCCTTGTACCATATCTAAACAGGACTCTGTTAGTTCTCCAACGTTCGGGTCAGATCCCCAAGATACCACGTGATCTGGTCCGACCGTCCATCGTTGCCGGTGTTAATGCACTGGGACGTGGACAAGATCGAGAGTCTCTTACACAATTCCTGATGACCATCGCACAGACGATGGGACCACAGGCCATCATGCAATACATTGACCCCAGTGAGTACATCAAACGACTCGCTGCTGCACAAGGTATTGACACGCTGAATCTTATCAAGTCTCAAGACCAGCTACAAGCTGAGAATCAACAGGCTATGGATCAACAGAAAGAGATGGAACTTGTTAAGCAGACTGGTCAGCTGGCAAATGCTCCTGCAAATGATCCCAGTAAAAATCCCGCCCTAAACCCTGAGTCAAATGACGGAACCGAAGAAACCCCGCCGCCGCAAGGCGCAGGCTAAACCAGTTGAACCTGTAGAAACACAGGTCGAAAAAACTGAAGAAGAAATCCCAATCAACAAGTATGCTCCCAAAGATAAACTGGGTAAGCCGTTGCTGGGTCGCAGTCCTAACTATGTTACTAGCGTAGGACTTGGTAAACTTAATGTCGTACATGCTAAAGGAGTGAAAGATAATGGCAACTCTTAATTATGATCCTACAGATGTGAATGCACCTGAGTTCACAGAAGCAGAACAGGAAGCTATTCAGGTTGGAGAACAGGCGTTCCAAGAGGAACAGCAAACCTTTGCAGGTAAGTTCAAGTCTGCTGAAGATCTTGAGCAAGCCTACATTGAACTGCAAAAGAAACTCGGTGACCCCGAAGCTCGTACTGAGCAAGAGGCACCAGAGGCTGAGCCTGAAGCTGAGCTAGATCCTGTGTCTAGCCTGGTTAACGACGTCCTGAATGCTGAGAACCCTGATGAGCTGATGGCTCAGTTCGCAGAGATGGATTCACAAGAGGTTGCCAAAGCATTCCTAA